TCGAAGAATCGTTTTACAATCGCGATGCGTTATTGCAAGAGTATTATAAAGACGGTCATATTCAAACCGTCTTCGGCCGTAAAATTGAAGTAGATGCATACAAGGCGCTCAATTACATAGTACAGAGCACAACTGCTGACTTAGTAAATGACCGGGCCGTCGCTATCGACCAATTCTTGGAGAATAAGCGCTCATTCGTATCACATATCGTGCATGATGAAATTGTACTTGACATTCCCGATGAAGAGAGATATCTTATACCAGAGATTAAAGAAATCTTCTCAAATAACAAACTTGACAAGTTTGTCACAAACCTTAAGGCTGGCAGAGACTATATGGATATTGGGGTACTAAATCTGTGATTTCAATTGTAGGAATAGGAAACGCGGCATCTGCAATCGCAGAGAACTTTAAGTCGCAGGGTAATAACTATAAAGTGTATCAACTTGGCAGCAACTATAAAAACGCCAAGCACACCCGCGCACTTAAGAGTTATGACAGGCCAGAAAAGTATGAAGAGAATATTCCCAATTTGTCGAAGTTCTTTAAAGACTTAAATGACAAGGTGCAAGTGTTCATTGTGGGCTCTTCCCACAGCTCAAGTTATGCGCTTGGTATTCTAGAGCAGATGAAAGACAAAAACCTGGAAATTTTCTATATTAAGCCGGATGTGGAGTTACTCACAGGCGTTCCAAAGCTGCTAGAAAACTTGTTGTTTGGTGTATTGCAAGAATACGCCCGATCGGGCCTGTTTGATTCTCTGACTATTATGTCCAATTTAGAAATTGAAAACAGCATTACTGGTCTGTCGATTAAGAACTACTATGAAAAGCTGAATCACACCATCTTTTCATGCGTGCACTATCTGAACTTTTTCAGCCACACAGAGCCAGAGATCGGCCAGATGGCAAAGCCTTCCGAGATCAACAGGATTCGCACTATCGGCATCCTCAATGCAGAAACTTTATCAGAAAAATGGCTTTTCAGCCTTGACATCCCGCGAGAGACGTGTTATTATATATGCATAAATCAAGATAGATTAGAGAAGGAAAGCGGGCTACATAAGCGAATCGTCGATCTCCTAAAAGAGAAGCCAAGAAATGCATTTCGCAAGGTTTCATACGGGATTTGGGAGACACATTTGCAAGACTTTGGGTTCTGCGTTACCCACACAAACGCAATTCAAGAAAATACTCTTGACAAGCTAGAGCAAGAGTGATACATTAGATATCGAGGAAAGCTCGATATACTTTACAACAACAAAACAAGGAGAAAAAACTAATGTCAATCAATATGGAACTAATGAGAAAGAAACTTGCCTCACTTCGAGGTGAAGATAAGGGAGATGGTAACTCCGTATGGTTTAAGCCCGAAGAAGGCGATCAAACCATCCGGATCGTACCAATGCCAGATGGAGACCCCCTTAAGGAAGTGTACCTTCACTATAATGTTGGAGATCACAAGGGCGCGATTACATGCCCTAAGCGCAATTATGGTGAGCGCTGTCCGATTTGCGATTTCGCTTCCCAGCTTTGGAAAGATGGAACAAACAATAACGACGAAGAATCCAAAAAGCTTGCAAAGTCTCTCTTTGTCCGAGCCCGCTACTACTCGCCTGTATTGGTTCGTGGTCGCGAAGCTGAAGGCGTCAAGGTCTACGGATATGGTAAGAGAGCTTACGAGTTGCTTCTTGGGTACATTCTTGACCCAGAATACGGTGATATCACCGATACTCTTGAAGGAACTGACATTTCGTTGGTTTATACCAAGCCAACAACCCCGGGTGCATACCCACAAACAAGCCTCAAGATGCGCCGAAGCACATCTGCTGTACTGGAGGACACCGAGGCCATCCCCGCCCTCCTAGACGGCATCCCCGATATTGACTCACTCTTTGAGCGTCTAACCCCCGAACAAATTGACACAATCTTAGATGAGCAATTGGCGAGTGGTGCCTCCGCTGAGTCTCGCTCCACCGAGACAAGCAAGTATAATAATACTGAGCCAACCGTTAATCCAGTTGACGCAGCTTTTGATGAGTTGATGGCAACTAAGTAGAGCTTGTTAGATAGCCGCTGGCACCCCGGCTGAAATTGGGTGCCGCATTATTCTATAAAGAAGGAGATTATATTATGGAATGGTTGAAGTCAATGTTAGCACGCTGGAAGGTGCAAGTTAGTTTTGTAGCAGGAGCACTTGTTGTTGCCACTACATACGGACAATGCAGTTTCGAGCCGCCAGCAGCAGAGGTCAGTGAAAACACTTCTGCAGCCGAAACAGTGGAGGCGACCACCACAGTCGAGGTTTCCGCTACCACCTCTACAGAGGAGGTCACCACCTCCACAGGAGAGGAAAATACCCCCACAACCACAACGGAAACCACTGCTACTGAAACCACAACTGAGTAGCAAAGGCCGCTGGCAGACCGGTTAAAGTCTGCCGCTATTTTAAGGAGAGAGAAAAATGAGACTCGTTCTACCAGTCCTTGCCGCAACCCTATTGATGGCTTGCGGGGATAAGGATGAAGACACTGCGGCAGAAGATACCGCTAGCTCTACTGACACAGCAGCAGAGTAACAAAAAGCCGCTGGCACACCGGTAAAAAGTGTGCTGCTATTTTAGGAGGCATAATGGCGAAAGCAAAAGCAGGTCGTGTTAACATGAAAGACCTGATGAAATTGGTTAATAAAAAAGCTGGGCAAAACGTTGCCCACGATCTTACTGGTGACAACCCAACTTCTGTAAAAGAGTGGATCCCAACCGGCTCGCGCTGGCTTGACTCCATTATATGCAAAGGTCAAGTTGCTGGAATCCCAGTTGGTAAGATCACAGAGATTGCAGGTCTTCAATCGACCGGTAAATCTTATATGGCAACGCAGATTGCCTCAAACGCTCAGAAATCAGGCAAGATGGTCGTTTACTTCGATTCGGAGTCAGCCATCGATCCAAGCTTTCTAGAGCGCTCAGGATGCGACCTAGAGCGATTAATGTACGTTCAAGCATCCTCTGTGGAGTTTGTTCTGGAAACCATCGAGGAATTACTCGGTGCTACTGACGAACAACTCGTATTTATTTGGGACTCGTTGGCATTCACGCCTTCGGTTTCCGATGTCGAGGGTGATTTCAACCCTCAATCTTCAATGGCTGTAAAGGCCCGTATTCTTGCGAAAGGAATGTCAAAGCTTGTTATTCCAATTGCAGACAAGAAAGCGACCTTTATCGTGCTAAATCAATTGAAGACAAATATCCCCCAAGGTCCTATGGCTAGACAGATAGCTATGACAACACCTTATATCACCCCCGGTGGTAAGGCAATGCACTATGCTTATTCTCTTCGTATTTGGCTGACCGGTCGCAAGGCCAAGTCTGCTTTCATCGAAGACGAAAAAGGATTCCGTATTGGCTCCGAAGTTAAGGTAAAACTAGAGAAATCTCGTTTTGGGACACAAGGGAGATCATGTGCTTTCCGCATTATGTGGGGCACCGAAGATGTGGGTATTCGAGATGAAGAGTCGTGGTTTGACGCGATCAAAGGTTGCGAATATCTTACTTCTGCCGGAGCATGGTATACGCTGTCAATGCCTGATGGTTATAGCAAGAAGTTCCAACCTTCCAAGTGGACTGCCCTTGTAACTTCTGACGAAGAATTCAAAAACAGAATCATCAGTATTATGGATGAAGAAATCGTACAGAAGTTCGATATGAGACAGGGTTCAGCATCTGCTTATTACGAAGACCCAGAAGATATATCGGTACCCGTAAAAGAGTAAAGAAAGTACTTGACTTTGACCCTCCGGTTGGTTATAATATTATCAATCGGAGGGTTTTTTTTATGAGCAAGACACATCACGATATGTGTGGTGCGTGCGAAAAGGTAACTTTGGAATATACACCAGATAGTTTTCCACAGCCAGGAGAGATAGCAGAAAGAATTCTGTCAAAAAATCCTGACTGGGCACGCCTGCACAATATGATCGCAACAGCAATTTCGAGAAGAGATAAATTATGGAGAGAATATAATGACACAAACCGATAAGAAAAGAGTAATCATCATTGACGCGCTGAATATGTTTATCAGAGCTTACATTGTTGATCCTTCTCTGTCTACCAATGGAGATCCTATTGGCGGAATAAAGGGAACCATTAAGATTATGCAAAAGCTTGTGCGTATGACACAGCCAGATGAAATCTTGGTGGTGTGGGATGGCCCTAACGGCTCTGCAAAGCGCAAGAGCATTGACAAAAGCTACAAAGCTGGCCGAAAGCCACTTAGATTAAACCGTTCAGTACACAACCTTACAGATGATCAGATTATATTGAACAAAATCTGGCAACAATCGCGTGTGGTTGATTACCTTAATGAGATGCCGATCATGCAACTAATGTTGCCTGAGATTGAGGCAGATGATGTAATTGCTTACGCTTGTGGTCTGGACCGATACAAAGGTTGGCAAAAGGTAGTGATCTCTAATGATAAAGACTTTTATCAGCTCTGCAACGACGAGACCGTCGTGTATAGACCAACAGGGGATCAGCTTATGAATAAGAAAAGGATTATCGAAGAGTTTGGAGTTCATCCAACCAACATGGCACTCGCGAGGGCGATCATCGGAGACCCTTCGGATAACCTCCCCGGGATCAAAGGCGCCGGCTTGGTTTCAGTGAAAAAAAGATTGTCTTTTCTTGCTTCGGAAAAAGACTACACTATCAACGAGTTAGTAGATTTCTGCGAAAAAGCGGACAGTAAATTGCGCTTTTTCACGAGCATCATTGAGGGGAAAGAAGTTATCTCACATAATTATAAGATGATGCAGTTGTACGCGCCATTACTCTCAGTTCAATCTAAAAAGTTTGTGCGAGAGTCCATCGAAAACTTTGACTGCACATTTAATAAAACAAAGATAATCTCACTTATGACCGAAGATGGCTTCGGGGAACTTAACTGGGAAGATCTTAAAACACACCTCAATAAAATTTTATTGTCGTGTTAACTTGCATTTTCGCAAGTAACCAGTTATAATCAACGGGGAGGGTACAATTGTCCAACAAACCAAGTTTCAGCAAATATGGTAAAAATTTCCAAGAGGATTTAGTTCATCTTATCTTGGATGACCGACCATTTGCAGATCAGATTCTAGAAGTACTAGATATTAACTTTTTGGAACTTGAGTACTTGCGCCTGTTCGCATCAAAGATAGTCGATTACAGGGATCGCTATGCCAAACACCCGTCGCAACAGATCATCAGCACTATTCTGCAGACTGAGCTGGAAAAAGAGGATAAGGTTCTCTCCCAGCAGATAACAGAGTACTTTAACAAAATTCGCATTAGCGAAATTGATGGTTCTGAATATATTAAAGAGCAATCATTAGAGTTCTGCCGCAAGCAGAATCTAAAAGAGGCAATGCTGAAGTCAGTAGAGCTTCTACAATCAAACTCATTTGACGAGATCTCAAAGATTATCAACGAGTCACTTAAACTTGGCTCTGAGTCTAATTTCGGTCATGACTTTTTAGCTGATTTCGAGGAACGATATAAGCCAAAATTCCGCGGCCCAGTAACAACCGGATGGAAGCAGATTGATGATATGACTGGTGGCGGTTTAGGTAAGTCTGAGCTTGGAGTGGTAGTTGCGCCGACAGGTGCTGGCAAGTCAATGGTTCTGGTACACCTTGGCTCGAACGCGATCATGGAAGGCAAAACAGTAGTCCATTACACCTTAGAGTTGCAAGATACGGTAATCGGAAAAAGATATGATAGCTGTATTACTGAATATCCTCTTTCTGAACTTGATGTGTTCAAGGACGACATCTACGAAAAGATTAAAGATCTAGATGGAAGATTAATTGTCAAAGAATATCCTACAAAATCAGCCTCAACTGCTACAATAAGAAACCATCTCAACAAACTTGTGAAGAGGGGAATACAACCCGGAGTGATTATTGTAGATTACGCAGATTTGTTAAAGCCGACAGTTATACGGAAAGAAAAGCGAAATGAGTTAGAATCTATCTACGAAGAATTAAGAGGGCTTTCAACCGAATTTGGATGCCCTATCTGGACAGCATCACAGACCAATCGCTCCGGTCTGAATGCAGAGGTGATCACAATGGAGCAAATTTCTGAAGCGTTTAATAAATGTTTTGTTGCAGATTTCATCTTCTCTGTGTCACGAACAATTGACGACAAACAGAACAATACTGGGAAAATCTTTATTGCTAAAAATAGAAATGGACCCGATGGCATGGTTTATGATATATTTATGGATACCTCTAACGTGAAAATTAGAGTCTTGCCAAAAACCAATGCAGTTACCGCAACAGCTACGAACGCCGTTGCTACGAGCCCGGTGGCGTTAACACCGAAAATGCAGAGAAATTACTTACAATCGAAGTATCAAAAATTTAAAGGAACATCAAAATGAAAACTATCGAAAACATCCGCAGATTCAGATTATCTGACTCTTTTATTGAGCCATATACGACCGCAGAAGTGCCTTGGGGCCCTCTTGGTTATGTAACTTTTAAGCGAACCTACGCACGCAGACTCAGTGAGTTTGACCCCGAAGCTTCTGGTTCGGAGGAATGGTGGCAAACTTGTCGTCGCGTCATCGAGGGAATGTTCAATATGCAGAAACAGCACGTTGTTAGGCTTGGATTAGAGTGGAATGACAATAAAGCACAAAAGACTGCTAAGGATGCGTTTGATCGGTTGTTTAATCTCAAGTGGACCCCACCCGGCCGCGGCTTGTGGATGATGGGTACCAAGTTTGTTGAAGAGCGCACCGGCGCCGCATTGTTTAATTGCGCCTTCCGTTCAACTCAGGATATATCAACCAAGGGCGGCTATATCTTTAGTTGGATTATGGATGCTCTTATGGTTGGTGTTGGCGTTGGTTTCGACACCAAGGGTGCTGGTACGATTACTATCGAAGAACCCGAATACACCGGTGATGTTCATATGATTGATGACTCCCGAGAAGGTTGGGTCAACTCGGTACAAATGCTTCTTAATGGCTTCTTTTTCGGCCACAAGGTGCCCAAGTTTGATTATTCGGCAATCCGCCCTGAAGGTGCCCCAATTCACGGATTTGGAGGAACATCATCCGGCGCTGGTCCGTTGATTGAGTTGCACGAGAATTTAACCGAACTCTATGCCCCCAAGGTGGGTGAGCTGATTACCTCTGTTGACATCGTCGACACCGAGAATCTAATTGGTCGTTGTGTTGTAGCAGGAAATGTCCGACGCTCAGCTGCTCTGGCTCTGGGAGCCGCTGATGATTTCCGTTATCTAGAGATGAAGAATGACCAAGAGAAGCTTTATCACCACCGTTGGGGCTCTAATAACTCTTTCAACGCAGAAGTCGGTATGGACTATAGCTGGCATGCTGAACAATCACAAAAGAACGGAGAGCCGGGTTATATTTGGCTAGAAAATGCCAGAGCTTTTGGTCGTATGAAAGATGGCGCTAATTATGATGATGCTGAGGTTGTTGGTTTCAATCCCTGTGTTGAGCAGAGCCTCCACAATGCTGAGATGTGTTGCTTAGTCGAGACTTTTCCAGCGAAGCACGAAGACTACGATGATTACGTAAAGACTCTCAAGTGTGCATATCTGTACGGCAAGACAGTAACCTTGGTTAATACACACTGGCCCGAAACAAACGCAAAGATGTTGAAGAACCGCCGCATTGGTTTGTCTCAGTCTGGAATTGTTCAGGCATTTAACAAGCATGGCCGCAGAACTATGCTAGAGTGGTGTGACGACGCATATGGCTATGTCAAACAACTGGATACTGAGTATTCTAACTGGCTGTGTGTTCCCAAATCAATTAAGATGACATCTATTAAGCCATCAGGCACCGTGTCTCTTCTGAACGGCTCTACCCCCGGTATCCACTTCCCCGAAGATGAATACTATATTAGACGAATCAGATTCGCAAATACTTCAAAAGTCCTTAAAAGTTTAGTAGAAGCAGGTTATAATGTAGAAGATGATGAGTATTCTCCGAACACTTCTGTTGTTGAGTTCCCTGTCAAGGAACCACACTTTGAAAAGGGAAAACGAGATGTTTCTATGTGGGAGCAGCTTGAGATTGCAGCCCAGTATCAGAATTATTGGGCCGATAACGCGGTGTCTGTTACGGTCTCGTTTACTGGTGATGAGGCAAGTCAAATTCGGAGCGCGCTAGAAATGTATGAGAGCCGTCTAAAAGCAGTTTCTTTTTTGAGATACGAAGAGACGGGCTATGTACAAGCACCATATGAATCAATCACTGAAGAAAAGTATAACGAAATGTCTGCAAAGATTAGCCCGATTACTCGAATTAACGATGAAGAAGGTGGCTCAGGCACGAAGTTCTGCACTAACGACACTTGTGAAATTTAAGGAGAAACAATGTTTAAACCAGTAAACCGACACATTTTAGTTGATCTAGATCAACGCAACGATGAACAGAAATCTTTGATAGTCTTGCCAGAAGATTATCAACCGGAACAACAAAAACATTCAATTGTCCGGGTCGTGGAGAAATCTGATGATGTAAAATTCGACCTATTAGTAGGTAGCAAAATCGTTGTCGATTCGTCGATGATCGAAGAAATTGTAATAAATAATACTACTTATAATATAATCTTAGAGAATTATGTTGTCGGGGTGCTATAGCCCCAGAGGTATAGACAATGGACAAAAATTTCTACAATGAGGCTTCCGCCAAAAAATTAGGGTGGGAGCCTTCTTGGTTTGGGGAAAGATTTTTTGACGATAAACTAGTGAGAGCCATTAAAAAATGGCAAAAGGCCCGGAGCATTCCTGCGGATGGTCTTTGCGGTCCAACGACATTCCGCCGGCTATGGACAGAGAGACAGGAGCCAAAAGTCGTCGGCGAATATTGCAAGAACACCGGCCCTGCGTATTCCAAATCAATAGTATACAATGGAGTCTACTACCCCATAAACTGGGATAAGTTTGTGTTGTGGAGCGACGATGGTGGCTTGCACACGACTAGTGGCAAATACTACGATTACTCTGCGCGACCTCCTAGGCCGATAAGATATTTTGTCAATCACTGGGACGTTTGCCTAAATTCCACGTCGTGTCACAATGTCTTAGAAAAACGTGGTATATCAGTTCATTTTTTGATTGATAATGATGGGACAATATATCAGACGATGGATATGCAACACGCTGCTTGGCATGCAGGCTCTGAGCGAACTAACCGAGCTTCCGTTGGCGTTGAGATTACAAACGCTTATTACCCAAAATACCAAAATTGGTACAAGAAGAACGGCTTTGGAGAGAGGCCAATTATAGAAGACGCTTGGGTTCACGGAGAAAAGTTACAACCGTTCACGGGATTCTACCCACAACAGATTGAAGCACTGAAAGCTTTATGGGAAGCGGTCCACTTAGCTACCGAGATACCATATGAGACTCCAGTTAATCAATTCGGCAGCACTTCTACTAAATATGAACAAGATGTCGCATACGGCAAATTTTCAGGCTATGTCAACCACTACCATGTTAGCAAGAGAAAGATAGATTGTGCTGGTCTTGACATCAAAGCGCTGCTGGATGAGATCATTGAAGAGCAATGATACTCTGAACGTACTATATATTGTGTGGGGTTTCTTTTACTGTTCTTGCTGAGCTGTATTTCTGGTACAGAATTGCAAAATATAATTTACGTTTCGGAACAAAAGCCGATCGAAACATTCGTGATCGGTAAACCAACCAGGAAAGCTGAGTGGGAAACCACTCCAAAAGTCAGGGTATGTGCGAGTACTAAGCTGATAATGTCGCGGGTTGATAACGCAGTTAAGTACTGGGAGCGACTGGGGTATGAATTTAAATATACATATAAAGACTTTATAATAGATTGTATGAATCCCAGATACGGCGAGATCATAATAACGTTGCCAGAAGGAGGTTTTTCTGCGCACCATATGGCTTCAACAAGACTTTACACGAGCAATAGAACTGGCAAGATTGTAATGGCCAAAATTTTTATATTACCAAAAAACGGCTGGAAAGAGAGAGTGCTAGAACATGAACTAGGGCATGCATTAGGCTGGAACCACTACGGCCAGAAATTACATATAATGCATCCGAATTGGCAAGATGGCGGATTTGATTCGAAAGGTCTCAAAAAAACAGACTTGACAGACAACAAAAAATAAGTCATAATATATACGAGGTTCAAATGAGCTTTGAATACGAGAACATTGTTGTAGGTAGTTCGCTATCCGCGTTGATATTTGCATATGTCAATGAGTATCCGGTATTCTTCACTGATGCGAATATACCTTTTCGATTTGATTTTTTATCTCCTAATCACACCCCAATTGGTGTGCCTTGCGAAGCAAAAACATTGCTGTCGTTTGATGATGAAATGAAAGTTGGAACACGAAAGCAAATTTTGTGGGACCGATTGTATTTTCTTCTATCTTTAAAGGGGCTTACGCCTCTTTCAAATTTGTGCAAAACAATCAGATGTAACGACAATTCTATAATTTGTTTAAATGAATATTCCAAGATATTTGAAGCCTCATTTATTGACTGTCACTACTTTGGCGATTCCAATGCTGCAGGCTTTGTGCGTAAAAACAAGCTTGACGAACATAGTTATGTATGTTATGATTATATAGCATTCAATAGTGGAGGCAAGCATGAGATCGACTTTATACACACAGATGATGATTTTATCAGCGAGGTATGGTTTTATAGTTCCGACCGTATTGATGGAAATACTCCTGTTAGAGATGCTTGTGCGGTATCAAAGCTAACTGAGTCGCAACTAATAGATTTTGATTACTCAGAGACAATGGCTCGATTTAAGGTACTCAAGATTATGAAAGATAATGGAATGAGAGGAAAGTTAAGTGGATACACAAAAAAAGGCACACCTAGGCACTATGATTTTAGAACAACTAGCATCAGACGCGAAATACACCGCTGCCCAAATGGACTCAGAGCAGAGGGCCATAATATCAAAGTTAAAACCGACAGCGAAGAAAGTATGCTCAGGCTTCTATCGAATGTTCAAAGTCCATCCGATAGATTTTTAGAGTTGTTAAATGTCTCTTCATCTTAGCGGTATAATACCTGTTGCCAACTATGACACGGAACTAAGTGTATCTTTTCCTGAGTTACTTATGCCCGTCAGCGACGGCTTTAATCTGATTCAGAAATCGGTGCATGAGTGTGCTTTGGCTGGTTGTAACACTATATGGATTATAGCTAATGATGACCTTGCACCAGTAATAAGAAAGACTATTGGTGACTGGGTTTATGACCCGGTTTACTATAAAAGAGACTTAGAATCTAAATTTTACTCACAATTAAGGAAAGAGATACCTATTTATTACGTCGGAATCAAGCCCAAGGATCAAAATAAAAGAGACAGCTACGGTTGGTCGATAATAGAAGGCATTCACGCCGCCTATATGACTTCACACAAAATCTCCAAATGGTTAACCCCGGAAAAATATTACATTTCCTTTCCGTTTGGAGTTTTTGATATCTACTTTATAAGACAACACCGGAAATTGATTCGAGACAAAAGCAAGAATTTATTTTTTACATATAATGGACAGAGTGTGGTAAACAACCAATATCTGCCATTCACCATGACAGGAGAAGATTTTAAACAATGCCGAAGAGCGATAAACAAAAAGACAACAAGGGAATATTTACCCCCTTTACCAAACCAGCAGTATCCATCCCAGAAGCTCCCGCTTCACGAGAGGTGGTCCGCTCGTCACTTTACTTTAAGTGACATATATGAGCCACTAGGCTCTCAAGAAAGAACAACAATCGAATTAGAGTGGTATTTTGACACGTCCAACTGGAACGGTTATACAGAATACATTTCTTCAGAATATGTGCTAAATAAACCCCTAGATGAGTTGACAAGGCCGCGACAGCATGTTACAATACCATATACCAATTCGGAGGGTTAAATGAATCGTATTGATTCTAAAATTAAGTTTGTTGGTCTGCACGCACATTCTGTGGCAGGCTCTATTTTTGATGCCATTGGGTATCCACAAGATCATATGGACTTTGCATATGAAAACGGGTGTGACGCACTAGCACTGACTGATCACGGTAATATGAACGGGCTGGCTTACCAAGTGCTGCACGCCAAGAAGATGCAGGAAGCGGGTAAAGAGTTCAAGCCTATCTTCGGGTGTGAGGCTTATTTCACGCCATCCATCGAAGAATGGCACGAAGCATACAATCAAGCGATGGCAGATAAGAAGAAGGCCCGTGCAATCAAGAAAGATGCTCAATCGGGCGCCACTGTTGAAGACGAGGGTGACAGTAAAAAGATTCAAGGTATTCTGAAGCGCCGGCGCCACCTTGTATTGCTGGCCCAGAACCAAACTGGTCTGAACAACCTATTTAAGTTGGTATCAGAGTCATACCAGCCGGAGAATTTCTATCGCTACCCACGCATTGACTACGCACTACTTAAGAAGTACAACGAGGGCATCATTGCTTCTTCTGCTTGTCTTGGTGGGGTGTATGCCGGTAACTACTGGGAGAACCGAGAGGATGGCGACGAGGCCGTTCTGGAGGCAATGCGGGAATCCACACGTCGTATGGTCGACATTTTTGGTGATCGCTGGTATGCCGAGATCCAGTGGAATAATATTAAAGAGCAACATGAACTGAATCAGTATGTGATTCAAGTTGCTGAAGAGTTTGGCGTTGGACTGGTCACGACAGCCGATAGCCACTACCCCAACCCTGACGCTTGGAAAGACCGTGAACTTTACAAGCGCCTTGGTTGGCTTGGCAAGGGCACGCCTTCTTGGGCCGAAGGAGAGTCGGAGCTTCCTGATGGCGTTGAGGAAATTGGGTACGAGCTGTATCCAAAGAATGGTGACCAGATCTGGAAAAGCTACAAGGAATACTCTGAATCCACGGGGTTTGAGTATGACGACAATGTAGTCTTGAAAAGTATTGAGGAATCTTACAGGATCGCCTTCGAGCGCATCGAAAAGTTCCTGCCTGACAATACAGTCCGCCTCCCCGAATTTGTAGTTCCTGCTGGGTTCACAGCAACTCAGGCGCTGGTAAACTTTGCCCTAGAGGGCCTCAAAGACAAAGGATTGCACACTAACAAGGAATACACCGATCGTTTGCGGCTTGAGTTAAATGTCATCGATGACCGCGGGTTCTCTAAGTATTTCCTGACTATGAAGTCGATTGTCGATGTGGCAACAGGCATGATGCTCACCGGCCCCGGTCGAGGCTCTGCTGCTGGTTCTTTGGTGGCATATGCGCTAAACATTACCCAGGTTGATCCAATCAAGCATGG